CAACACCATCTGTCTCATCTTATACTCATCAGATTTATCTTTCAATCTAGTTAGGTAGTGTTCCGGACATATAAAAGTTTGTGAGTCCAACCATAAGACATCTCCGAACATTACAGCGCTGGTAGCATCTATAGTAGTATCCAAGATAGTAAAATGATTCACGTTAGACTTGTTTAATTTCTTAGCTAAGTCTAGACCAGTTCCATCGCCTGCTTGTAATTCAACAGGATGCTGCACTTTCGCGGCAGCATTAACTCTTGCCTTAACAGTAACAGTCTTGTTGTGTCGGGGCTGTGTGCTTTGTTCTTCTTCAAAAGGATAAAATTTCGAAATAATAAATGATATTCCCATTGATGTTAGGTTTAAAACGGCTTTGAAACCACGTGACATTAATGAGAACGTCGTATAGAAAAAAGCAACGTCCACTACAAAAGCTATAAATGGATTAGTTATGGATAACCTCCAATGCAATGCTTTTTGAACAGCGTTCATGCTAATATCTTTAACTGCATCCATGAACGGTCTATCCATGCGAATTAGGCAGTCAACTTGACTAAGTTCGACTTGAGAAAATTTATACCCTCTAAAGAGCCATTCTCCGTACCTTTCATCTTTCTTACATAAAAGAATGAAGAATACGAACGGGTCCAAAGATTCAAAAAGTGACGGGATTGCATCATCTTTAATTCGACCATACGCCATAGTGCATATACAATAATGCACAAAATAAAGAGTTAATTCTGTATCTCCAAGATGGTTTCGGAAGAACTGATAAGACTGCCACGGCATATGTTTAGCAGGGTCTGCTGCGTTACGAAGCGCCTCCTGGCCTTCTTCATTTACACCTCTGATCATTAGCATAAGAGATAAAAGCTCTAATGCTGCTGTCAATTTTTGAGCTGCGGGAACTTTGTGATACATCATTCCTAAAGGAACATATTGGGGTTCCATACTGTCGAAAACTGTATCATTCATTTTGTGTGTAAAATGTTCATGGAAAAAGAAATCAAAATCTGTTTGCAAATCCGGAATCTCTATTTCGTCGTCACTATCATTGTTCAAATCTTTCAAAGAAACTAATTGATCTTCAGCGAACGCTTGAACTTGAACAGGAGTGACTTGCATAGCGGCTGCTCGCAATTTCTCCTGTCGAATTTCTTCTTGAGCTTTAGCCTTCTTTTGATTAATGAGATTCATAGTCTCAGAGATAGCACTAGCTAGTTTCTGCCGTCTTAAACTGTTAGCTTTAAAACGAGCGGACTTCAGTGCATACAAACGTTTCATCTCTTCAACTAGTTGCGGATAACTCAAAGTAAAAGCAGCATCTTTACGACCGTTAGGTATACACCTAAACATGTACTTATCTAGAGAAATGTCATAGACACCTTCAGTATCAGTTAGCATTGTGCTAACATCTAACCTAGAAGGATCTTGCTTATCGGCGTACTTCTCTAAAGGAATAGGAGTAACTAAAAGATCCCATCGTCTATCGATAGCTTCTTTATGATGCAAAGAATATGGCTTGAATTCCGTTTGGTTCGTATTACCGAACCCCCACGGACAAGTATTAAATGTCTTTCCTTTGCTTTCGACATCTGGTTGCGGAGGAGCAAACGGTGCCGTGTTAACAAATGCTATAAGATCTAAATGGCAACTTGAAGAAGCACCAACCGAATCCCTAGCTTGATCATAATCATCAAACAGCGTAATTAAAGCTGTAGGAGGAAAATTAGACCAAAAGGGATCTAGGGAATTTCGAGTATAGACAAGGTCTTCTCTTCGAGCCATATCTATCTCTTGTTTAGATATAGTAATGGCCAAAGCGATGTCACATAACTGAGCAGTTAGTTCAGACTTATAAATACCAGGGGGGCCTTGTAAACATATTGTCACTGGTTCCTTTCTGAAACCCTTGTTGATCGAAAAGAATTGCGTTAAATGAGTTTGGATCTTAGTCAAAACTCTGATTTTATCTGAAACTATGCGAGAAAAGTTATTTCTTCTCTTAGCGTCAAGTTTTATAAATAATTGAGTATACCCGTCGAGTAACGAGTCAACTTTAACTGCATTCTCAAAAGTAATCGCGAATTGTTTTGTTTCAACTTGCTGTACAACAGTTCGATAGGCAGCATTCAATTTATCCGTTGCATCAAACATGGATTCAACTGTGTCAAATCCAAAATAATTACCAGTTGCCTTATCTAAGAGAACTTTAATAAAATTAAAAGCAGAATCAAGAAATTCTGGCAAATCTTTTGACATCCTCATAATTGCGGATAGTCGAGAGATCGAACCTTTAGGTAATGAATCAAATATCTTACCAAATAGCCCTGCATATTCAAAATTATCACTTTGTAACTCGGGTTCTGTAGCTTCAGTGGTTGCTCCAGAGAAACTAAGTAAAGCTTTGGTTACTAGGGCAAAAATATTTGATCCCAGGTTAGCAAAGAATTCTTTAATATTATCCCATCCGATAGTATAAATAGCTAGGGCTATACTAGCTAACGTAATAGTAACATTCTTCATTGACGGTTGCGATGCCAATCTATAGGCAGCGTATGATACACCGGCTAATGAAACGATCTTAGATAAGTATTTCAAAGAGTCATTCAATGAATTAACGCTTCGAGCAGCTCTATCTGCTGCGTCAGTGGCTTTGTCAGTAACATTTTCAGCAGTTCGAGCCGCTTGAGGAAAGCATCCAATAAGTTCACTTAAAGTTTTCTGCAAATTGTCAAACGAACCAGTTACTCCTGCAGAGGCGTTGGCCAAAGTTTCTAACATGGATATCTGCTGATTAACATCGGGCACCTTTGCATTTAGAGTTGAGGTGATATCCTCCATTGTTTCTATAGTACGCTCGCCAAATATAAAGTCGGATAAACCTTGTAATTGAACAGCTTCATCTAGATCCGGTAAAACCTCTGCTTCTTGTGCAGTCGAGTGTTGTACGGGGTCAATGGATTTATATATTCTTCGTAATATGCGATTAGCATCCTTAGAAGATAATATGATATCACACAATTCATGTGTGTAAATAAGGATAATTTTTTTATGTTTAAAGTCTTTAAAGAAAGACAATATGTGTTCACGTATTGTGTAATCTTTTATTAAAGTTTTAAGCACATTTCTATCGATTTTCGCTGTCTTTTTAACAAATTTGTATAAAGATCGAGGAAAAATAGTTTTGAAAGCTTGATGATAGATGTCTAGCTCGTCAATTGCCCATAACATATGATGGAGCAATTGGGGTAGAGGAGTATTGAGTTTCAATACTGCTACTACAGTATTTGTGTTTTCGGAAATAGCTACGGTGTTATTCATTATAGCGACTTTCTTTCATTACGGGCATATTAAGGAATTCCCAAAACCCCGAGGATTTTTCAATCAAGTGCGAAAAAACCTGCGGCTAAAAATACACTTCTACGTATACTCTCGTAGATAACCTATATAATTTGTACGAAACAAATTTTGTTATAAAGTTCAGTCTGGGTTTTTTAGGCCTTTTCTTTATTTAATAACTTAACGCATAGATTAGCGCATCTTCTCGATAAAGTGCAATATAGCACTAAACGTCTTTGAAGAATATTTTAATTATCGTCATAGATTAAATTAAATCTTTTCTAAACAGTGCCTCATAAATGAGACTATCGTTCCCTCGGGTTCGCCTGAGAAGAAAATTAGTGTCGGTGTGATCCAGACAAAAATTTAATAAGAGCCATCAGAATTTTATTTTATATTTTTGTATATTGTTTCTAGTTTATTCTCTAAGTAAGAGTATTTTACTATTTTTGTATTTTTAAAATTTCTAGTTTATGATCTAAGTAAGATCTTTATTTTTGATATTTTTAAAAGAGATTGTTTTGTTTTGTTTTAATAAAAAGCCGTAGTCTGATCAAGTACGGGAACATTCGTGATTCTCTTAATAGATGTTCATAGCATAAGAGTGAAAAATTCGCATATCGACTATGGGGGATTAGGCCCATAGCCATGGTCAATTCGTTTAAAGTGCGGTCACTAAAGATTCGTTGAAAATCAGTTCGACTAAAGTGTGTGCACAATAAGTTCGATGAATACATCTAGGATATGCCACACACGTAGGTGGAAATGGTTGTCTACAATTACTGAATTTTAACAACTAATTCAAATTTGATACAGAGTATTAC